GTCTTTTAATTTATCAACAGACGTAGCAACTTGTCCTATTAGTTGACCAACAACTTCATATGCTCTAGGGTGTTGACCTTCTTTTGCAATATCTAAAATACCTTGTATTGCCTCTTGACCTTTTTCTATAAGATTATAATAATTCTCTCTACTATAATCATAATCTGTATTAATATCTTTATCTATTTTTATTGCAACTTCACCATTTTTTCTTTGTACTGGAGCTTTAAATTCTTTAGGTGGTTCTAAAGGAGTATCAGTAACTTTATTTTTACCTTCCAAACCTAATATTTCATTAACACTTTCTTCCAATTTACTCATTATTCATCTTCTCCTGTTACTGGATTATATTTCTTTGTATCATCATAGAAACTAATCTTTGTTGTAAATCCAAAATCATCATCTGCATTAGCACTTTCAGGATTTGGTATCGTTATAATTCTTTCTTCTCTTGATAAAGGAGCATCCGTAGATGTTCCTAAATCTGCTTGTGATTTTCTAATAACTTTACCTTGTGCCATAGGTCCATATAAGTAAGTTTTAGCAGTAAAGTTTAAAGTATATATAACAGCTCTTCGCTTATTAAAATCACCATCATATGTATCTTCATATATTACTTCATCTAAAACAATAGGAACATCACGTTTAATATTTAATTCTGGTATTGCATTAATAGTAACTGTATAGTCTGGTTGAAAATAAGGTAATATTTGTTCAATTATTTGTAGTCCATTTTCTGCTGTAGCAGTAAAAGAATATAAAGAAAATTGTATATCATATGGTACTGGTGAATAATTAAAATTATGTATAGTAGAATCAGAAGATTTAACTCTAACAGTTTTTTGTAATTTATTTAACTTTCTATTAGGATCATATTTTAATCCTTTTAATTCAAATCCCATTCTAGGTAAAACAATTGCAAAAGTTCTACCTTTGTCTAAATTTGCTTGTTGTTCTAATCTTTGTATAAACTTTTCTTTAGGTGCATATGCCAAAGGTACACGCATTCTTTTAGTAACAGCGCCTGTGCTTGATTTCGTCTGTACTATAACGTTATTGAAAATTTGACCAAAAGCAATAGTTAGTCTTCTTAAACTTTGATTATAAAAATGTGTTCCGAACATTATAATATTTTACCTTTATTAGGTCCTTTTTTAATTCTATATCTTTGTGTGCCTGTTGCACCTATTTCAACTTCTGTTCTTAAAACTTTAGTTAATTCTAAAGTTTTTTTTTCTCTATTAACTTTATTAGTATGTTCAGTTAATTGTTTATGTCTATCTCTAGTGTTTTCCATTACTCATCAATCTCCCCAAACGGATTTCTTTCAGTAAAGTCTAATATATCATCTGCTGTTCCTACTGTATCATATCCTGCCTCTTTATTCAAGTCTAGGTTATCTGCATATGGAGATTGTGTTTGTATATTAGAAGCAGTATAATCTTCTTTCATTAAGAAAGATGGTTGACCTGTTGAATGGTCAAAGTAGTCTTCTAACGTTAATGATCCTGCACCTGTCATAGCCTCTTGACCGTATTCTAATTTTACTCTATACTGTAATTGGTCTAAAGTAGCTGCGTCTTCGTGTTGGTCAATAACTTCTAAACCTGTATCAAGTTTTTCACTTGAATATTCCCAACGAGTTACTTTTAATTTATAAACTGGTAAGTTTCCTAATTGATAGAAAGGTTCCTGGTCTTCTACAAATAAAATTTCAAAGAAAGAACCCATTAAAGGAACATAAATTACATCACCTTCATTTGGTCTTCCTGAAGCAATTAAGTTTGCTTTATTTGCAACTAAATTATTGAAACTTCTTTTTGCAACAACAAGTGTTGTGTCGTCCCTAATTTCTAATCCAAATTTACTTATGATTTCTTGCTCACCTGCAAAACCTGTATTGTTTTCAAAATACATTTCTATTGAAAATGAATCGTCAAACTTACTAGTTACATCTTCTCCTAGTATTAAATCTTTATTGACTAATGTTCGTGGTAAGTAAAAGACATCCTGACCGTAAATTTTAAGACCTTCAACAATTATATCTTCGTGTAGTCTTTTTTCGGCAGCATTGCCTATGCCTCGTCCACCTTGAAAGTAATGATTAACTGGCATAGCATTATCCTATCATAAAGGTTGGATTTAATTCGTATTGTGACCTGATTTTTTGTTCTAAAGTTTCTATATCTGCTAATGCTTGTGAATAAATTTCTTGTCCGTTTAAAGTAACCCCACCTATCATTTGAACACCACCAAATTTTGCTAAATTAGCGCCCCATTGTTTTTTAAATAAAGCAACAACATATTTCTTTAAAAATAAATCATCATAGACATCTGTAAATTGTTCTGGATCTAATTGTCTAAAACACTCTATTACAAGAAATTCATCAACTTGTAAATCATTTTTCCAATCCATATCTATATACAATCTATTATCGTGTTGATTAAATCTCATTGGTTTTTCACCAACTAATACGTGGTCTAAAAAATCTAAATGTCTTAATACAACATCATAATTAATAACAGACGTTGAAGAAAAATCATATAAGTCATTTAATCTTAATTGATATCTAACATCAAATAAATTTAAATTACCTTTGTTTGAAAATGGAAAAATATTAACTACTGATATAACTGATTCAGGAACAATGATATACTGATTACCTTCTACCCACTCACTTGATACAGTAGTTGAATCACCATAAGTTTTAGTAGCAACTTCAGTTGTACCTGTACCTGTAATTCTATCTTTATCTGCTTGAGTATACTTGTATTTTAGGTAGGTTCTTTTAACACCTTCATAGTGATATTGAGCAAAATATTGTAATGCTTCGTCCAGTCTATCTTCTAACTGGTCGTCATCTACGTTAATTTCTATTACTGGTTTTCCTAAAGCTCTTAAAGCGTACTGTTTTAACTGTTCTCTGGTTGCTGGTTTTGCCATATAAATCCCTTTATTGTATATTTATAATAACAATTATATCTTCGGAAACAAATTATCAGTACAGAATACTCTTATATCATCTTCAGGCAATCCAAGGGATCGCATTACTCTAGGGGTGTGTGGATTTTGTTGTTGGTGCTCGCAATAGAAGTTTTGAGCTCTTATAACATCTTCTTTTTTTGAATCGCTATTATAATGACCAATTTTGTCAAGATAATTTTCTAAATTAGACGTAGCAAGAGTACAAATTTGATTTAATTCTCTTTCATCTGATATATTACCAGCGGCAATCATACCTGGACTAAAAATTTCTAATGCCCAATCTGGCAATTCTCTTTTTTTAGATGGTTTATACCATTTGGTTTCTTCTATAAAATACTTTGTTAATGGGTGTTCTTTTAATAATAGTGGACTAAAATCGTGAAAACAACCTGTCACCTTTTTCTTTCCTGCAATAACATCAAATCCATAAATTGGACCACCATTTGTTAAATTTGGAAATAAACATATGTGTGCCATCCAAAGACCTTTTGTTTCTCTAGCATCCACTACGTCTACGTGAGCACGTCTTACACTCATATTAGACCAAGTTCGGTTGGTCCAATTATCATTATTAAATCTATCCATACCTTCTTCGTTATATTCTTTACAACGTTTATCAAGTATAGCAATTATGTCTTTTTCAAGTTTGATTAATCTTTCCCAAATCATTAATCTCTTCCTTCAATACTTGTTCCTTTGAAAGGATCATTTTCTGTATCTTTATTATTTTCGTCAAATACTTCATTGGTTAATATTAAAGGTTTAGAAGTATCCATTTCGTTCATTTCTTTAAACAATGCTGTAGCACTTGCAAAACAAAATTTACACTCATTTAAAATATTAAGTTTATAAACATTTAAATAACTGTTTATTGTTTCTTTTACTATTCGTTTATATTCTTTTATTTCTTTATGCTTAAATTTGTAATAACGATTAGGTCCTGGCGTTCTTTTCATTATCATTTGACCACCAGATACATCTCCTAAATGTCTAGTATAGATATGAGCGTATAATTTTTCTGCGTCTTCTTTGATTGTTTCAATATGAGCAACATAATCTTTTGTACTTTGAGTTATAGTTGGCTCACCTTCACCTGTCCATAATGCTTTGTAATCATAATGTATATGTTCTCCTCTAGGTAGATTAGGAGTTGTACGAAATAGAGAATTCTCCATTCCATATTTTTCTAATACAGAATAGCATTGTAATTGGTTGTAAAGATATGTGGCGTAAAGATTAGGTTCAATAGAACCAGACATAAGAGTCTTGACAAACTCTTGTCTTTCTGCGTTTTGATGAATTTCTGCTGTTAATTCTTTGATATCGTACATAATATAACCAGGTGATGTAAGAAGATATTACTATCTTCTGGAGAATTAATTAAACTTCAAGACCTTCGTCTTTAAGAGCTTTAGTTTTAACAACTTCAGCTTTAACCAATTCATCTTGTTTTGCTTTATTAGCAGTAGCTTCGTCATCTGAGTCTTGTTGTTTCTGTGCTATTGCTTCAGCTTCTGTTTTGCCTTCTGCAAAGCAAACTACTGCTGAACCGTTCCAAGATAATCTCCAAGGTTCAACACCATCAGGAACATCATCTCTTTTGACTGCTCTTCCTGCTGATACTGCTTCATCGCCAGCGGTTGCTTTATCTGTAAAAGCTGATCCGTCGTGTACATTAAAGTAATATGTTGCCATTTTTTTTAATTCTCCTTAATTATATATTTTATTATGAACCGTACTTACCACCGTAAGTAGAATCGTTGTTTCCATAACTTCCCCACCAGTCAATTTGCATTAACAATGGATAAGCAGTTGAATAGAAACCTCCGTGTAGCCACGTTCTTGCAGCTGTTAAACCGTGATTTCCAGTTTTATTAGTTATGTCTGCACCAACAAGGTTATTGTTGTTTGGAATAACTCCATCTCCTGATGAGCTACCGTCGTAAACTCTAGTTGTCGTAGTTTCATCTGAATCCGTTGGATCAAAAGACCACGCATACGTTCTATGAGAAGTACCGTCGGTGTTGTCTGACCAACCTCCGTGGAAACCTGTACGACCCCAAGCAAACCAAGGATTTCCTCTACTTGATTTAGTTTGGTTAATACTTATGAATTTTTTAGGATTCTCTAAACTCATACAGAATGCATTGATACCAACTCCGTAGTAGTAATATGGTGAATAAATCATTCCCCAAGTACCATCCCAAGTAGTCATAAATTTAGTGTAGTATTGGTGACCTTCCCAAGCGCCGTAAGACGTTGTTGTTGATCCTTGGAACGTTTGCCAAGCATCCCATTGTCTACTTGCACCTGTTATAGCAACACCTGTTCCTTTTACTGAACAATCAAATACACCGTATCTCTTACTGTTACCTTGTTTTAATCCAAATCCAACGAAATCGTTATTACCGACAACTACGCACCAATCTTTATTATTTTGGTTAGTCCAAGTGTCAGTAAAGTATTCAGTTGAAGATAAATTGTCAAAGAATTCTTTAATTCTGTCTATTTTATTTAAACATTTCGTACCTTTGAAAATGTGAATAGTTTTTGAAGTATTTCCACCTTCGTCACCAGAGTGAATCATAACTAAAGTTTTTGTTTTCTCATTGTATCCAGTACCAGTCGCATATGATTGGTCTGTATTTAATAAGTGTGAAGAATAATCGTAGTAATCTATATTAGGACAAGCGTGATTACCAGGATACATTTCTCTCATTGTGTATCTTCTGTTTAAGAACATACGTCTAGGTCTAATACCTTCAGGTAGAACCATATTAAGTTTTGTCCATCCGTTTTGATATTCAAAACTTGAAGTATATTCGTGTAATGAATGCCAAGATACCATTCCATCTCTTGAAGATGTGTACCATTGTGCGTGTGGGTATTGGTCACATTGGTACATACTTTTGTTCCAATATGTCCAAGATGAATAACCTTGTGTTGTTAAATCGTGGTGAGAAACGTGAGTTCCGTGGTCATTGTGTGAATATGAAAACGAAGCGTCACCAGTGATACCAAATCTGTAGTTAGTAGTAGAGTTAGATATTGCACCCCAAGGTGAACCAGTTTCTTTGAAACCAGAATCGAAAACTCTATAAGTCATATGATGGTTCTGGTCGGAGTTATCTCCCCAAAAACCAAATAGAGGCAATGATTCTTTTCTGTGGTCAATTGCCCCAGCTGATCCGCCACCTAAAAGTGTTGAATAGTTACTCATTAAATGTTCTCCCTTAAATCTTTTATTAAACTATTTATATTGTTTATTACTTTCATTTTAAATTATGTTAACAACCATCCAATAAATGAAGAAGTCACGTCTGGTGTTGTTTTAAATGTTAGTCTGAAATTTGCGTAGTTAGAATCTACTGTTAAATTAGTAGCACTTCCCGCTATGTTATTACCAGCTCTATCAACTGTAAGGTTTTTAGATCCAAATTTACCCATTGCGTCAGCAACCATAACGTAATCGTTATCTGCTGGACTTGCAGGTAATGTCATTGTAAAAGCACCGCCGTCTGTATTGCAAATATATGCACCACCAGATACAGCAGTAAAGTTAGCAGTTTTAGTTTCCCAGTTAATTCCAGTTGCATTTGCCCAAGTTGGGTCAGCTGCATTACCTTTTGTTTGTAAAACGTTTCCGCTTGTACCAGCAGGTAATCTTTGAACACCAGAAGCATCCCTAAAAAGGATATCTCCGTGTGTTGTTAATTGGGTTACATCATCACCTTTTTTAGCGATTTTTGACCAGTAAGTTGCATTTGAAGTAGCATTACCAGTTGAAGCTAAAATGCATATAAATGACTCGCCACCAAAAGTTACAATGTCATCTACAACGTAAGCTGTAGCGGCGTTGTAAGCACCTTGGAATACTGGTTTAATTCTGCCTAAATTTATTGTTGCCATAATTCTCTTGTTCCTTATTTATATTTATAATAGTTTATTTCTCACTTTTATAAAATTTGTAATATTTATTTCTATAGTCCTACTGTTAAATTACCGTTAACTATAGTCCACTCTAATCCAGCTTTCCATAGAACACTATCCTCAAAGATATCTTCTTGATTCTTTGTTTTATATCTAGTATCTATGTCGTCTTGACCATTAGTGTATGTTATTTGTAAATTACCCTTCCATTCAGGAGTGTAAATATCCCCACCTGCTAAACTATGTTTACCATTGTAGTAGTATAATTTATCAACAGCACTACCAGGGTCTGGATCAGGTGTTTTTCTTGGAACAACTATTTGTACATATGCGCCACCACTTCCAGCAGTTCCAGAAGTAGTTACATTTGTAGAGTATTCAGTTCCACCACCCCACGTTCCATCTGAAGTAGTTGAAAATTTAAATTGATGTCCAATATTACTTGAGTCAGAAACATCAAATTTGTAAGTATTACCTTCATAAAATTTCATAGTATTTCTAAATCTTGTTTCGTGAGTGATAGGTAATTCATCATCTCCACCGTCTACAATATATTTACCAGCATCCATAATAAGATACATTTTTGATCCTGTAGTATTAAATTCTAGTCCTCTTACATTTCTTATTGGTGCGCTTGGTGTAGTAGCAGCAGTAAAAGTATATGTAGAGTCGAGTGCTTGTGTAGTTGAAATATCAAAACCTGTTACTAATGTATATTCCATAACATCTGAACCGACACTACCACAAATATATATTTTAGTTCCTAATGTATTGAAACCAAATCCTATTGGTGAAGTATCTTCAGCAGCGAAAGAAAATGAATCAACATAAGTTGCTGTAGAAACATCATAGTTTGTAGATAATGAATATTCTCCAACATCATTTCCGTCATCACCTAAAATAAACATTAATGATCCGTCTGCATTAAATCTCATTGTACGTGGGTCTGTTTCTGTAGCAGCTAATGAAAATAAATCTGTATAAGTTGCTGTTTCAACTTGCCAAGCAGTTGATAATGCATATTCATAAACATTGTCAGCAGCGATACTTGCGTCTAAATTTCCAGCAGTACCTACAACATACATTTTAGTTCCAGTATCGTTGAAAGCTAATCCTTGTGGACTTGTTTCTTGCGTACCAACATTGAAGTGTGTTCTCCAAGTTGCTGTAGAAACATCAAATGCTGTTGTTAAATCGTACTCATCAATATGTTTATCAGTATGTCCAACAGTATACATTTTCAGACCACTATTACCAAATCTTACTTCTCTTGGATTTGTATCTTCTGTATGAATAGAAGTACTTTTTGAATAAGTTGCTGTACTAGAATCAAATGCTGTACTTAAATTATATTCATAGACAGCTTGATTACCAGCAACTATTTTAATATCTCTATTAATAGTTTGCCCAGGATTAGTTCTATGAAATCCATAGAATTCATCTTTTTGTTTTGTTGTTATACTAAATTGTGAAAGTTTTGACATAAGTTACCTATATTTATTTATTACGCTACCTCAACTAATTTCCAACCGTTCGTTCCACCAGTCCACACTAAAGTGAATCCTGCGTGATTAACTTCGGCAGTCATATCTTCTGTTAAATTCATAATTTCATTTCCATTTCTACCAACTGTTAATGGTTTTGTTTGAAACGTTCCATTAACATCTAAAAACGAAACTGTATCTCCAGTTAATGGAGAAGCAGGTAAATTAACTGTAGTTGCATATACACTTGTATTTACTAAATATCTTCCGCCACTTGAAGCAGTTGTTGTTGTTGAACCGTCACCTGTAATTGTTTGCCACGGTGTTCCGCCACCAAGACCTGTCCAAGATGATCCGTTATAACCTTCCCAAGCAACTAAAGATGTATTATATCTTATTGCACCTGCATATGGAGTACCAGGTCTTTGTGCTGATGTTCCTGTTGGAGGAACCCAAGCACCGACACCAGCTTTATCTCTTGTCATATATCCTAATATAGCACTTTCTGTTGGTACGGCAGTATTAGAATTTCCACCTAAAGTTTGGTCTGTACTAAATTCGTTTACAGCGGCACCTAATTCTGCACCGATAGAACCAAGTTTTAATTCACTTAATCCTGAAAGGTTAAAGGCGTCTGCATTAAGAGTGGCAGTACCAGTAGCTTGTTCAATTTTGAATAAATCACCAACTCTAAAGTCACCAGTTTGGTCAGTTGATACCCAATAAACTCTTCCACCGTTTTCTTCTGTAACTTCGTCTGATTGGTCATTAGCTTGTGCAGGCGTTCCTGGATAATTTGTTTTAGTTGAATTTCCTGTACCAATATTTAAGAAGTCGTGACCTGTTAATCTTATGTTTGAAAATTTTTCTGTTATATTAGTTGATACGTTAGCAAGTTGTGCTTTACTTAAACCAATATCTTCTGTTAATCTGATTACAGCAGTTCCGTTAGTTAAATCTTCTTCTGAAACTAATCCAACTCTATAGTATTTTGAAAGACCAGAGAATTTAATATTAGCAGCTAATTTAATTATACTTGAAGAAGTTAATGCTGTTGTACCTGATTTAACTGCTAGTATAGGTCCTCTTTGACCTGCTTGAGCAGCTGAAGAATCTCCAAATGTAGCAGATAAACCAACTGTAAATGTTGTTGTATCTTCTTTTGTAATTGTAATTGTTTCACCTTGTACGAAATTACCTGTAATACTTTCTATGTGTAAGTAATTTAATGATACGTTGTATCTGAAAAGTGTAGCAGTCGCACCTGAAGTACCACCTGTTATTGTAGCAGTTCCTTGTCCTTGTACTGCAATTGAATCTTCTATATCGTTAGCAGCAAAACCAGATTGGAAAGTTGTATGGTCATAACTCAACATCAAACCTCTAGTTTGAACATTGACTGGTGTTTCATCTTCGTCTGTACCAGAAGCAACAACTGCTTGTTCACCGTAAGAGTGAGAACAGTTTAGAGCTCTTATAAATCCACCTGATTCAGCATAAACAGCTTTTTCACAATAGTATACGAATACTGATACTGCCTCACAACGTCCTTTTCCTAGGATGTGAATACCGATACCATCATCATTGATTTGAGTAAAGTCATTACCCAACATTGATTTAAATGATTCCGTGTGAGTATTTTTGTGAAGATTACCGTCAATTTGCATTCCGCAGGCACCTGGGTTAACAGATGTACAGTTTTGCATATATGGTGATTTGTTTTTAATATTTCCTGCTGGGTCTAAAGACATAATCGCTTGTTGTATTGGACCACTTGGATATATTTTCTCACCTAATTCGCAAGTAAATTTCATTTTTCCAAGAGTTACATAATCACCAACTGTTAAACCGTTTACTTCGTTTGTAGTTATTGTCATATCACCATTTGAGTGTGCATAACTAGCGTTAGCAAGAGTGAATCTAGTTCCTTCTGCGCCAACTTTTATTACTCCACCGCCACTAATATAAGTGTGAGCGTATTGTGAAGTTCCTAAAGAAACTACAAATTGAGTTGTTGAACCAACCTGTGTTACTTTGTATAATCCTCCAGAACGTTTTTGTCCAGAAAGACCTACGAAAGTCATATTTCTCATATTGTTCCTATCATTTAATAAGAACATATTTGAAGCGTTGTTATCTTCTAAAGATTTAACTGTAAATGTTAAGTCGCCACCGTTACCAACATCAGCAGCTGCTAATGTAATTACTTCACCAACGTGATAACCTGCACCACCGTGGTATGTTATAATTTCTTCTGCAATTCCACCTTTTACAACTACACTCCATACTGAACCAGTTCCAACTTTTGGATAAATCTTTTCACCATCTTTACAATGATATTTTATATTTGCTATTTTAACAACATCACTTGCTGATAAACTATGTGCTGAAGCAGTTGTTATTGTAATAATTCCTGTGCCATTATTGTAAACAGCGTTAGTTATATCTAAAGAAGCATAGTCGGATTTTGTAACTGTTCCACCATCAACATATGTGTGAGCTCTAGCGTCTGTACCAACATCAATTGTAAATGTAGTTGCGTTATCTACAGTTTGAACTGTATAAGGTTTTTCTACTTTCTTCGGGTGTAAATATTTGTATTGTCCGTTAGTAGCACTATTTACGTTATTAGTTAATTCTATTGTTTTAATTTGAGAACCAGTTCCACTTGCTGGCATTATTATTGTATTTCTTAAAGATTCACCAACTACAGAAACGTTTTCTTGTACTACCATTGGTAATTTTTCTTTAAAAGTACCGTTTTTAATTCTGATTATATCTCCTGCAACACTCTTAACATCAAAATTTAAGGCAGTTGCACCACCGATATCTGCACCATCAATTCTAATTTTATCACCTACATTGTGTTTAGCACCGCCGTTAACAATGTCTATTTTTAAAACTCCGCCACTTGTATTAACTCTATAAAGTGAAGGACTTCCAACTTCTGGATAAGTTTTTGCACCTTTAGCGCAAGTATAATTTAATCCCCATACTCTAATTTTATCACCTGTTGATAATGAGTGTGTTGTAGTTGTAAGTGTTATAATTCCTGTACTATGATTATAAACACCGTTTGATACTGCTAATGTAGTGTCGTTTGCTTTTCTAATTGTACCACCACTAACATATGTGTGTGCATATGCTGATGTTCCTAATTGAATTTCTAGTGTTGTTGTACTAGGAGTTGCTGTAATTGTTAATTCTTTTGAAGCATACCCTTGAACTTCATCATATAAATTTTGTGTTCCACCTGTACCACCAGTTACATTTTCATATTCTCTAATTGAATTTGATTTTGCGTGTGTACAAGCATACGCCAATGTTTTATAAGGCAATGCTTCTGTTCCTGGTCCACCGTCTGTTCCTGAAGGAGCAACCCATAAAACGTTTTTACCTGAAATTCCACTCCATAAAATATCATCTCCATCATTAGTTAATACACCACCTGGAAGTCCGAGAGGTAATCTTGCAACACCACCACCATCTTGAACAATCATATCTCCGATTGATGTCATTACAGCAGCAGTATCTCCTTGAGCAATTGCTTGCCAAGTAGTTGCGTCTGATCCTGGTTCTACATTTAGAACTTGGTCTTTTAAATTAACATATGAGTTTGAAGCAAATCTTACTGTATCGCCAATAGTGTATGTTGTAACAGCACTATAGTTACCTTGCCATTTAAATCCTTCTACAACACCTTTCCAATAAGTTGAATTAACAGCACCACTTGCTTGTGATGGTCTTTGATTTTGTGCGTCTAATATACAGACATAAGAATTACCACCATACTGAACTGTATCACCAGTTTTGTATAATGTTCCGTGGACATAAAGTCCAGTTGCATTGAAACCTGTTGTTATTACATCCCAATAAGAATTGTCGGCAGGAGTTTGTCCTGTAGATTCTTCAGCATTAATATATGCATAAGAATATCCACCATAAGTTACTACATCTCCTTTTGAGTAAAGAGTTGAAGCATTATAAGAATCTTCAAATTGTAAACCTTCTGAATAAACAGAAAAGTTTGCTTGAGCGAAATCTGATTGATTGGCACCTGAAGTATGAGCAGTTGTACATCTATATTGGTATGAACCAAATTTTACAACGTCATCTAATTTGTAAAATGTGTTAACTTGAAAGTCGCCTTTAAATGCTAAACCTTCACTAAATAAAGTAAATTTTGTTAAGTCTATATTTGGATCACCACCAGCTGCTGATGTGTATTCAGTTGTACATCTATATTGTCTTCCACCGTATTTAACTATATCATTTAATTTGTATTGAGTTGAAGAAGCATAATCACCTGTAAAGTTAATACTATCTACAAATTGTTCAAATTTTGCAGAGTCTAAAACTAAACTTGCTGATGTGTGAGCTGTTGTACAACGGTACTGTTTACCACCATAACTAACTAGGTCGTTTAATTTGTACCAAGTTGCATTGGCATAAGCACCTTTGAAATAAACTGATTCGCCGTGTACTTGCCAGTAATCTGTATATGTTCCAGGACTTGTATAAAAATCTGTTTCGGCTGCTGGTGATACGTGGTTTTGAATACACACATAAGTATTACCACCATATTTTGCTATATCATCAAGTGAGTAAGTGGTGCTTGCTTGCCAATCACCTCTCCATTTAAATTTTATTCGTCCTAGTTTGAAATCTGCCATTTTCTCTCTTTTTCCCTAATATTTATACATTTTAAACAGCACTTTGGTATGTTGTTGTAGCTACACTTGCCGTTGTGCTTTCAAAAGTTTCAAAGTCGTCTGTTGTTTCTGCTGACCTTGTAACTCCCTTTTTACTTCTTTTAACTAAATCTCCACTAGTACTATTTATAAGAAAACTAGTTGTAGTATCGTCTGAATAATTAATTTGTTGAAACTTATCGCTGTCATTATTGTAGTATCTTCTCTTAACTACACCAACCACAATACTAGCACTAGCACTAGGAATTAGTACGAAATTTATCTGATTACCATTTGATAAAGACCAGTCTGAATAAGGTTGTTGTTTAACACCATCTAAAAATAATGCTAGTCTTGTTTCGTTTAATACTGGATTTGAGATAGTAAATGCTTTAGTTGAACCATCACCTGTGAAATATTGAACATTTAACATTTCTAATCTTTCTTCAACGTAATCTGTTTGGTCTCTTCCAACAGCATCTGATTTTCCATCTTCAAAATATTTTGATACTTCAATTGCGTCATTGCTTTGGTTAGGATTTACAGAAGTTAGGTATAACATACCTTCCTTTGTACGTCTTATTCCATTGAATTGTTTTAAGTATTTTATTCCTGTTGTTCCTGGTACTAAATAAGCCATTGATTCTCTCTAATTTTTAATATTTATTTTTCTCATTTTTTCTATTCTGTCATTGCCAAAATACTAGCAAACGCCTCCACATCAACAGAAGTTGAATCAGGAGAAGGTTCAGCAGTTACTCTTAATATATCATTGTTTTCTAAATTTATCGGTTTATCTAGTGTCAATGTGTTACCCACAGGAACCTCTAAATTTTTAGCAACAAATACAAAATTTGTTGGATTAGTATTTGTATTTTTTGCACCATCTATTGTAACTTTTACATTAACTCTTGCTATACTATATTCACTTCTATTTGAAATGAATAATGCGTGAATTACTGCTTTTTCAGTATTAGAAGCTTGGTACATATCACCTGTTGAATCATCTACTACTGGAACTGTTATTCCTGAATTCTTAAATATACTTGCCATAATTTATCCTACGAACCAAATACTACAGAATATGCTAAAGCGTCATCTTGCGTACCAAGAGTACCTGAAGCGTTAGGTAATTTTAATTGATTGTCTGCTGTTGGTTCATCTATTGTTAAAGTAGTTTCAAAAGCGTCTTCTAAATTACCTTCAAAAATAAAATTTGCACCGTTCATAGTGATTGTTCTATCTGTAATTGAACCGTTAGCAGTTACGTCTTGCAAAGTAATTGATCCTGCACCACCTAACTCTTTAATTTGTCCAACAGATGTTTTTGTATAGAACTTACCATCTTGAATATTCATTGCCAACTCACCGATATCCATATTACTTGCTGATGGAATACGAGTTGCTACTTCTGAACGATATGGTTTAATTTTTGTTGCCATTATTTTTTCCTGTTTATTCTAGCTCTAAATTTAATTTTGTTAATTAGTTTTGATTTTGTTAATCGTCTATCTAATTCAATTCCTATTTTTCTACCAATTTTCTCTAATTCTTTTTTAGTTTTAGATTTTAAATCTTTAACTGTAACTACAGTAGTCTTTGTTTTAACTGGGTCGTAAGAACTAACTGTTTTATTAATTAATCTTTTGATCCAACCAAACATTAGAAAGTTCCTCCGTCAACTATTGAAACTTCCACATCACCTGATGTAACTGTAAAGTTGTCAGAAGAAAAAGAAGCAACACCAATGTTTGATGTACTTGCTAATTCACCAACAATTTGTAATTTATTTCCATTTGCAATAGTATTGATTCCCTCACCTGCCATAAATTCTAAAGTTCCTTCTAAAGATACTTGACCTTGTGTTGAAGTTTCATCTTTAAAATATATTACAGGATTAGATATTTTTGAAGTTGTGATTGTATTGTTTGCAATCATAGAATCTTGTATACCTAATGCTTTAACTCTTAATTGGTCACCTGCAACTTCAATTGAACTATTGTCAGGATTTGTATCTATTGTATTACCGTCTTTAACTAATCCTGCACCTGCAGTAATTTGACCTGCACCAGAAAATTGTGCTACATCTAAATCAGTTGTTCCAAATGTTGGAGCACCTGTGTGTGTAAATGTATAACCGTTATTTGCATTTAAACTTCCTTCTTCAACGAATACGAAAGCACCACCAGATAATTCTGCTGGTTGGTCTTCTGGAGTTGCTCTTGTTAATACAAAAGCAGTTGATCCATCACCAACAGTTGTAACTACGTATATACCGTTTTCAGAAGCAGTAGTTTGATTTTTAACTAAAACTCTATCTGCAACACTTGTTGTTATTCCATCAAGTGATAATGCACCGTTTGATGTAGCAGTTAAAGTTGCACCAACACCAGCAGTACCGTTGTTATAAGTTGCTGATAAGTCAGCAGTTGTACCAACTCTACAAGATGGTTTAGTATCTAACCCTTGAGCAACTTGGTCAACGTATGCTTTGTTAGCAAGTGATTGATTTTGAAATCCTGCTCTATCTTCATAACCACTTGGTACTATAATTGTACCTGTTCCGTGTGGCGTCATATGAATATCTTTATTAGCAGCTGTTGTTGTAATTGCTTGACCGTTAATTGTAATGTCATCAATTACTAAAGAAGTTAATCCTGCTAAATCTGTTTCTGTTGCACCTAAAGTTAATGTAGATGATCCTAATGTTGTTGCTGGATTTTCTAAATTAGCATTTGAAATAGCGGCAGTACCAGATAAGTTAGCATTTGTTAATGCTGTTGCTTGAATTTCTACATTGTTATCAGTTACAACTGTATTCATTCCTGAACCACCTGCAAAAGTTAATGTTTCAGCAGTATTGTAAGTATCTGTTCCAGTATCACCTGCTAAATCTATAAATTGATTAACAGTTGAGAAAGATAAATTTCCACCACCGTCAGTTTTCATAAACTGACCAGCAGAACCATCTCCGTCTGGTAATGTAAATGTTGTTGTTGTAGTTACGTTGTTAGGTGCTTTAAGACCTATAAATGATGAACCGTTATTTGTTGCTTCATTAAATTTTACTTGTCCGCCTGCACTCGCATTATTACCTACAATGAATTCGTCTATTGCTTTATTTGAATCTACTAAAACAGCACCACTTGCTGTTAATGTACCAGCAACGTGGTCTAACATATCTGTAAAATACTGACCTCCAATTACTGAAATATTATTTGCGTCACCGTTACCGTCAACTCCACCTTCCCCTATAAAGATTCTATCTCCTAGGTTTGCTTGAGAACCTGTTCCATAAGTATATGCTAATTCACCTAATTTTAATGTTGCTGGTGCTGATGTTGCTGAACTTCTTTTTATCTGTATTACTGTTGCCATATGCTATTTTTTAAAAACTCCCACAGTTAAATAATAGTGTACCTGTTGTTGTAACTATTTCTGTTCGTGTTACAAATTTGCCATCGCTTGCTCTATATTGAATCATTGAACCATCTTCTAAAGTTGTAGTATCAACATCTCCTAATAAAGCTAATTTTAATTGGGTGTTTTGAGCGGCCTGACCTGATGGTAAAGTTACCGAAACGGCTTGTGGACCAGATTGTGTATTTACGTTTATTTTTGCTGTAATATCAGGCATTCTCTCTCCCTTTTATCTTATATTTATAACAAAGAGAAGTTGATTTAAGTAGTAACTTGAGGTCTTACAGTAATTAATCCTTCAATAACTCGGGTTACTTCTGAACCCTTTGTTATTTCAAGGTCGTAAACATATCTTTCAGCGTCAAGAGCTGCTGTTTGAGCAGACGTTAATGATAAGGTAACCGTGCCTGTAGCAGGATTACTTGGTAATGTAGTGGTGATTGTCGTCCTTGTTCGTGTGGAAGCAAAGCCCTTTGCCATCTTAGCTTGTGCCGTATAACCAGTTAGGTCAAACGGTTGAGCATTAGCGTCCTTTACAGTTACGTCGGAAGTAAAGGTTGCGCCTTGGTCTATCGTTAGGTTAGCTATAGCTGCCATTTATTTTTTCTCGGATTCTGGTACTTCTTTTTTAATCAACTTGACTATTTTTTCGTTATAATGCTTGGTTAAAACATCTATTTTTTCAATCTCAATTAAATGTCTAGTCTTGCTTACTTGAATTTCTTGTCTTACTGCTATGTAATTTTGTAATTCAGGACTAAACTTTTGTTCATCATACTCTTTTCCGTCAATTGTTATCATACAATATCTCCATTTAATTTATTCATAATACTATTTATAAGATTTCAAAGGTACTTCCATATCTTTTGGGTAGATAATTGTCTGTAAGCAACCCTCTTTACTACCATCACAAACCCAATACTGCTGGTCGCTAACAACCAAATTCCTATTATACTCCTTATTAAAAGTATCAAAATAATACTTTAACCATCTAGTATTTGTTCTTTGTCTGCTTATGAAATAGAATTTAGGTTTAAGGTCTTCAACAAAATTTATCTGTTGTGCTATCATTGGGTGGGCAGTATGTTCACCATTTCTCATTTTAGAACCACCAGTTTCTCTATAATCTTTAGAATACAAACTCCTATTCATTAATCTATAGACATCTTTTCCATAAAAATTTCTATGATATATTGATGATATAACCTTTACATCATCTCCATCACAATTTATAGATATAGCAGTTTGCTCATCAAGATTAAACTTTGTATAATTTTTCCAGTATTGGTCTGTTTTACTTTCAACAACATCTTTTATAATGTCGTTAATTTGAATACGATATTGTTGTGGTAATTCTGATGGTTTAAATATATAACTTTCTAACATCATTTAATTTATTCGCCCAAGATTCTTTTGTAACCCAAGTTAAATGGTAAACTTTATCTTTCTTTTCACCTGCACCACCTACATCACCTTTTTCTACAGTTGCTAACCATTTACTTTCATCATAATGCAATCCTTTTATATGATAATCAGCAAATTGTTCTTTATGAATTGCATAATTCATATCAGCTTCAAAAATATCAAAACATATATTTTTCTTTAAATGGTCTAATATCATACCAAAACGTTTGCCTCTATATTCTGTATCTACCCATTGACAAGAACTATACATACAAGTCCCTAATTTGCTAAAACTATTTTCATTTAAATCTTCTGTAACTTTATCAAAACGTCCACCTGCAAATTCTCTAATATCACCAAAAAAAGATGAAAACTCTAATTCTTTAGCAGCATATGTAGCTATAATTTTATCATCTTTCTTTAAATATAATGCATAAGCAGTATCATTGCCAACTAAATTACTTGCATTAAAAAATTCATCATATCTATAAGGATAATTGTCTGCTGTTAAATGAGTTAAAAAATGTTGAAAATCTTTGAAGTTATCATTAACTTCAACATCTATACCGTGCTTATCAAAGAAAGCAAACATCTCCACGTGTCTATCTGAAAATGCTTTGTCTATTTTTACACCTTTGTGTTTGTCTATAATCGCCATACTACTATTTATTCTCCTCTACAAGTCGTCTAAAACTTTTTTTATAAATTCCATTCCATATAATTTGATATTGTGGCTGTCTATTCATATTTAATACCCAATGTTGCTTACCTATATTTGTCCATCTTAAACAACCCTCATAAGCAGGTATAACCTTATTATCAAATACCCCATAACAACCATCAACGTGATTTAAACATAGGTTAAAAGTATTCAGCATATCATACATATGCATATGTTTACTTTCTAATAGATTTCTACTATCAATTGGTATATCATTGTGTTCAGTAATAACTCCACCACCATCTAATCTGGTTACAGATATTTGAACAAATTGCATATACTTTGATACTACTTCTTTAAAAAATTTAACTAGTGTAGGACAAAATTCAGCAGCATTTGTCCAGTATCTTTCAACTTTAAAATCTTTTAAACCTTTTTTATAATCATTTGCTGTATTAAATACAGGTGGAAAATTATAAATTTGATCCGTACTATCTCCTGTTTCATTTAGCATACATAAAGTTTTCCAACCGTGTGCTTCTATTAACTTTCCATCCCATCCAGGATAATGATTAAGACTTGATTTATCGTCTAGTCCTAATTCCTTTACCTTATTATTATCAACATTAAAAGGTCTACTCCAATGTTTTTCATCAACTAGTTTTACTTCTTCTAATATTTGCTTATAAGGTATATCCCAAAAATGAGTTATATCTTTGAAGGGAAGGCTTTTTGTATAGTCAAAAAATTCTTTATTTGCTGTTCTCATTTAAATATTTCATCCAGTATTCTATTAGTGGTTTTCTTTTACCATCTTCTAAACCTATCCATAAGTTTTTGGTAGGTTGTAAATTGTTATCAGCACAAATTTTATGCGCTATATCCTTATATTTATCGTACAAATATGAAGGTGATATTTTGTTCATCATATACTTCATTAATTCCACACCTACTATATTAACATACTCAAATCCTTTTTGTAATTCCATAATTTTTATAGGTTTTTTAGAAAAACAAATTCCTATTCTATGATATTGCACACCAAAACATTTACTAAAACTAAATGACGCATACTCAGCTTTACTTAAATCAAAAGTTTCTTTAATGCCACTATTACCTGCCCAAGCTAAATCAACCCAACAAGGGGTGTCTAATATCTCACAGGTTTTAGGATGTATGTCTGCCGTTTTACAAAAGGGCAAAGTAATTACATTTATTTTATTATTTAATTTAATACCTGAACGAATATAAGCTGAAGCATTAGCACTAAATGCTTGATAATCGTCCTCAACACATATAGGTCTTAAACTATGTTCAACCATTGCAATTTGAATAAACTCGGTAACACCATTTGTTATATAAACATTTTTAAAATCTTCTAAACCTTTAAATTTTAAATGACCTTTATTTAACCAAGGTATAAAATCTTTTATAAATTCTTCAATTAATTCTTTTTTATATCTACAAATATAATTGTGATTATAATGTTCTTTAAAATATTCTTTAATCAATTGAGTTACTTCTGGCAATTGTACAGGTAAAGTTTCTACATATCCGTTATGGTACATTTTATTGCCTCCTCAAATTCGTTGTGTTCTTGAAAGACATATGGTAAACAAAATACAGCAGTTGATACGTTTTCTGATCCATCTTCCAAGATATAACCTTTCTCTCTCATTTTTTTAATAAATGTTAATGATTGTCTTGGAGTTTCAAAATCTATTGCACCCATACAACCATACTGTCTTGTAATACCATTTATTTGTTTATGTTCTAAATCTAATTTATCTATCTCTCTAATTGTTTCTAAAGCAGCGGCACAACCAACAGGATGTCCTGAATAAGTAAAACCGTGATTAAACATTTTAACTGACTTTTCTATTCTTTCATTTATTAAACAAGCGCCCATAGGAAAATATCCATTAGTTATACCCTTTCCTAATACAATCATATCTGGTTCTATATTATATTTTTCAAAGGCAAACATAGTACCTAGTTTACCAAAACCTGTAACTGTTTCATCTAGTATAACTACACCACCTCTTTGTTGATACTCTTTTAATATATCCCATATTTCAGGTTGCCACTCATAAACACCACCCGCTCCCACAACAGGTTCTATAATTACAAAAGACAAATCAAATAAACCATTTGATATTTGTATTAGGTCATCTGAATCTTCAAACTTATGAACACTCATAGGATTTTGTATCTTCCAAAATTTATTAATATCTTGGTCACTTGCATTAGCACTTAATATTGTAGAACCGTGATAACTATGTTTTCCACATACTGCTATATTCTTACCTGATAATTTAATTGCTGTTTCAACAGCAGCACTTCCACTATTTGTAAAATATACTCTACTCATATTTGTTCTCTTACAAATTTCATCAGCATATTGTTCAGTTATTTGACTATGATAACCAGAAAAATTACTTGCATATGGCAACTTATCTAATTGTTCTTTCATAACTTGTTTTATATTTGTATTAGAATAACCTAAAGGTACGTTCCAAAGACCAGACATTGTATCTTTTAATACCTTGCCATCTTTAAACGTTAACTCATAAGACTTAGCAGATATTACTTCTTCAGCGCCACTATGTATCTTATTAAAACTTAATATCTCTTTTATCGCCATAGTAAATATACCTCATACCAAGGAGTAATATTAGCATATTGTGTTCCTTGAAATCCTAATCTATTATTAAACTTTAAATATTCTTTACTACACATTGTCCAATTATATCTCCATTGACCTTTTGTTCTATTATATAACTCTCTTGCTAATTTTAATCCTGCACCTTGTTTTCTTGATATTAAAAAACCATCATACATTTCATTTTCAACAATTGTATACCAATAAACACCACATAACTCATCATCAAAGGCCCCTAACCAATTATTCTTACCTCTATAAAACTTTTTAACCCAAGGCCAATATTTAGCTGCTAAAATTAAATGTTTTTTCCATTCTTTAAAATCTGTATGCCAAGTATCCTCTAAATCTTGTTTAGATATCCACTCTAATGCTTGTTCGTGTGTTATCTCTTTTATTATCATATAAACAACTCGTCTTTTTGGTCTAACTCCGCTAATTTTTCTATTGGATCATAAAAACACAATTGAAAAGTATATCTTTCTACTTCACTTTCATTACTACAACTATGATTATTTCTAGTCGTAATAATTAAAGGTTTCTTTTCATAATATACTTCTTCATTAAAAGTTTTATCTTCATTATAATATTTTATAGGACAAAAATCTTTTAATGATGGATACAATGCCCAAGTAATACAAGAAGCTCTTCCAAGGTGGTCATCTTTATGAGGATGAATTCCAACTTTAGGATCAAACTTTATAAAATCTGCTATAAAAAATTTCAATTTAGAATTGGTCTTATTAACCAATTTTTTAACTAAACCATCTATAGGTAGTTTAACAACTTGTAATCCTGTATTTGTTCCTTTATCAGTTGTATAATTATAATAATCACAACCTCTTGCTTGAGATAAAAGTTGCTTTCTTTCATCTTCATTTATTATATCATTTTTACATTGGTATGTGTTCATAAATTACCTACTAAATGAATTCTATCTTCCCAAGAAGCATTAACAGCAGTATGTTTTTTATCTGTATCAATTATATAATAATTACCATCTGCTGGATATCTTTTAACTTTATCATCAACAACAAAGAAACAATTATCATTTGTAATTAAAGGTATATGAAATCGTTTACATTGGTCTTGATGATAAGAATAACAAGTCTTACTTTTTAAATTCATTAATCTAACTCTATATAAATTATGTTCTTTTATAATAGAATTTATATAAGGTAAATCAAATAAATTATATTTAAATTCTATTTCTTTTTCTGGTGTTGTTAACAATGAATTAATACCAGCAAAGGGGTCTTTATTAGTTTCTGTACCTTGTAAGCATATTTGCTCGTCCCATTTAGGTAAAGTTTCAATCTCAACTAATATATTTGTTAAATCATACATTAAACAATTCTCCTTTTTGGTCTAATTCAGCCAATCTTTCTATTGGATCATAAAAACAAATTTGAAAAGTAAATCTAGCTTCTTGACTACCGTTAAAACAACAATGATTTTTAGCAGTACTAACAATCAAAGGTTTTTCTTGATAATAAACATCTTCATTAAAAGTTTTATCATCATTATAATATTTTACTGGAGAAAAATCTTTTAACTCTGGATATAACGGCCAAGTAATACAAGACGCTCTTCCAGGAACAGTATCCGTATCTTTATGAATAGTAATATCATCCATTGGTGCAAACCTTATATAATCTACTACAAAAAATTTTAATTTAGGATTAATCTTATTAACCAATTTTTCAAACAAACCTTCTAAAGGAGATTTTTGATTTTTTATAAATTCTTTATATACTTTTGTTTGATGGTAGTCATCATCTTCTCTAACTTTCATTACTCTTATACCTGTACCAGTATCATCTTTAGGTGCATAGTAAGAAAGTTTATTAGACCATAAACTAATATTCTTTACTTCAGACAAAAGTTGCCCTTTTTCATCTGCATTTATTATATCATCTTTACATTGATAAGTGTTCATTATAATTAAACCTTTTAAAATCTTCTTTATATTTTTCGTTTACTTTTTCTTTAGTTTCACTATCGTAATAAGTTTGCCAAGGTGCGTGTGGCATATCATTATATCTAGTGTCTGTAAATATATATCCTATATACTCTTCAACTAAAGGCAATTCTGTTTCCATTTTATAACATTTAACATTTATTCCTTGGTTATTCTCAATAGATTTATATTGTGGCCAACCAAAATCATAATCTAAACCAGGAGGATTTTTAGTATGTACAATATCCTCCATAATAAACTCTTTAAATCCTGGTATATTACGTCCTTCAATTAACATATGATTATATAGACTAACAATTCTACTATATGGATTTCGTACAAAAGTAAATATGTATTGTTCTTTGTTTAATTCTCCTCTATCTAACCACCATTGTAATGGTAAATGATTCACGTCTTTAAGTCCAGTTTTCTTTTGTAAATTCCATTGAGCATTTATAACTTCTGGTTTCTTTTCCATTCTTAATATAAAATTTAGTCCAGCAGTTTTAGGTATATGAATAAACGCCCATTCTTTAGTGTAAATCATACTACAGCTATCCTTTGTTCTCCTTTAATCTTTAATGCGTGTTTAAAATCAAAACCTATTAATTGTTCTCCTTTATTTGTCATAGACCAACCATTATGATTTGTTTTATTGCAATTATTATTCTTATAAAATTCTAATAATTCTTTCTCTTGTTTTGTCCATTTATCTACATTATGACCTATAACTGGTCCATAATATTTTTGTATAATATAATTATCTCCTATTTCAACTGTTTCTGGTATCCATTTACTTTTTAATTTTTCTAACCAATACTTTTCATTTTCAAATAACTCTTTAATTCTTTCTGGTGGATTTTCAGAACCTACTGGTTTTCCAGATACGGTAATACCATCAGATTTAAAATATCTTTTAATCAATCCTTTATCTTCATTTATCCATACTTCACATACGGTGCCAATTCCATTTTCATTTGTTTTGTATTTTCTATTTTGAAGTAGCAACCACATTATAATCTTTCCATTCTGTAGGTTTATTAATTGAGTGTGTAAAGTGTACTAACTTAATATCTGGATGAAATTTGTCTAGGTAAATATATGGGTTGCCTGTTAGGTCTCTATACTTATGAGAAATTTTTACTTGCCATTCTGTCATATCTTTTCCATAAATTACATCTTCATTTGATGTCCAACGAGTACACCAACTATTAGGTGTTGTAATAACTTCTAATCTTTCATTAGCACTATCTTCTACAAAATATTGTTCACCATTTACAGGCCCTGCTGTTGTCCCATTTTTGATATAATATTGTTGCCAGTATTCTATATCTTTCATAAACTTATCATAAATGTACTTACACTCTTTTGGATAATACTTAAAGAATCCACCATTTATTTTATAACTATTTTTTGTACTATCTCTCCACCAACCTGGTATTGCTAAAAATTGTCCTTTCTTAACAGGATAATCAAATAGTTTATTATAATCATTTACAAGTAATATGTCAATGTCAATAACACAAATAGGTTCATCAATATCCATTTGCATTGCCCACATTTTATTCCATTGTAAAGCAACTCTTTTATCGTAAGGTTCTCTTACCCAAATAAATTCGTGTTGTGGTAATTTGTTTTGTAGATATGTTTCGTATTCGGGACCGTACTTATCACCAATTCTAATAGCAACTATTTTCATAATTTATTTCCATTTCACATACTCACTTGATGTTGAATAATTTGTTTCTTTAGGATAGTAACCAGTTTCATCTCTATATCCTAAACCAATCATAAAAGCAATATCTTTAGGTTTTCTTTCAGCGGGTTTTAATATTTCTGTATCATTATTTTTATCCCAATGAAAACATTTACAAAAAGAACCATATATACCCCTATCAGCAGCCAAATAATTAAGACTAATTCCGTGCATACCAGCCGATATATACCAATTCAAACTTTCATCATCCGATTTAGTAAACTTATAAACGAATTCTGGAAATCCTCTTTTTAATTGCTCTTCGGATGGTCGTCTTAATCTTTGAGTATAAACTAGTAAGTAAGGCGCTCTAACTTGTTCATTAAATTGCATATCAGGATATGGTAAATTATTATCTGGATCATATCTATGAACTCTAGGACGCTCTTGTTTTTTTCTCCATCTATCGTAAATTTTTTTTAATAAATCATAATCACCTTCGTGCTTACCACCTTTACGCCAATGTTCTTTAGACACTCCACACATTGTGCTTAAAACTAATTTTTCTTTTTCCTTTGCCCATTTAGGTCCATATACATCTATATTACACTCAACAATATTATTCTTTTGAGGAACTAATTCGTGAGCATCCCTAATTAAAGCTTTAATTTCTACTTCTGTTGGATATTCGTCTTGTTTAAAAAAACGAATATTCTCTCTAAATTTCATTGCGTCTATTAAACTCATAACATTTCCCTATTAACTTGTTTCTTAATATTTATCCTTTTACTACAGAACCTAGCACAGGTCTTACAAGGTGCTATATCCCAAGATTTTTGTAATTGTTTCATCCATATAGACTCTAAAAGTATTTCTGTTAAATCATTATCAATAGCATTCATAACCTTTGGCTCATAAAAATTCATCATATTATCTGCATATCTCAAAGTATCTTTTAACCAAGTTTCATTTTTTCTATTTAAACTATTACCCAACCAACAACAAGGCAATACATTACCATCAAAATCTAAAAAAAACTCATTAATTTTTAATGCTTTACACTCAATATAACCTGCCTCTTTATCTCTATCAGGATTCTTTGGGTCAAAATGTTCTCCTAGTTTCTTATTATCTATTTTATTTTTTTCTATTGTAGCTGGTTCTAATAGATAATCTTTATCACCAACTTTAAATTCTAATCGTTGACCTTCTTTAGACCAAAATCTTGGAGTATAAACTTCTTTAAAACTAGCAAAACCTATTTCTTTTGCCATTTGTTTTGCGTCATCTATTTGATGTTGATTATGTTCATATATTAACATTTGCCATTCTGCTTTACCACCATTTTGTATAAATGTTTTTGCATTTGATATTACTTTATTAAAATTTGTTCTTTGTCTGTATATGTGGTGTGTATCTTCTAATCCATCTAAACCAAAAACTACGTGATGTTGTTTATCTGACATCAATTTGCCAAATTTACTCCACCATTCAGTTGTTTTTAATCCACCGTTTGTTGCAATAACAATTTTAGTTTTACTATTTCTACTATAAGAATATTCTACAATTTCGTGTAAATCTTTTGACGCTATAGGGTCTGACCTATTGCCACAATAATTAATTTTTTTTAAATCAAAGGTATTATAAAACTTATCATCAAAGATTTTTTTATAATCTTCTAAAACTAATTCACCTGTTTGCATAGTAGGTTTAACTTTTAAAACACCATCTTTATCAATGTAATTTCTTCCACATTGTGGACACATTGCATTACACTTATTAGATAATTCTACGTGTACTCTTAATGGTTTTTTTTCATTATACATTATATTCCAATTACCATAAATCTAGTCATACCATTATCTAAAGTTAGTTGTCCTTCATATAATATTTGTTTTAATCCACCTTGCTCTGCTAATTCTTTTGTACTATTAACACAATTAATATGGTCTTTAAATTTTGTTTCGTTTGTTGACTGTAAAACAAACCAAGATTTTAAATCAGGATTATACTCTCTTAATTTTTTCATAGGATACATATGTTCGCAAGATGTATTAATAACTAAATCATAATTTGCATTTCTAAATTTATTCCAATAATTATAATACTTTTTAACTTCATCACTCCAATGATATTCAAAAAGATTGGAACAATATGCTCTATATCTATTATCTTCTTTATATCTTCTATTAAACTTATAACTAATTTTTTGAGCGTCTTCATCAATCTCCCAATTGTGAATAAACTCAACATTAAAATTATCAATCATTAAAGGTGTTATAAATTGAGCAAACCATCCACCAACTAAACAAACTTTTGAAAATTTTAAATCAAGTTTTTGTAATTCATTTACTAACCATAACTTACCTTGTAGTTGTGAAGTAGTTGATGAATCTAATAATCTTCTTGATTGCCAAGGTCTTTGTTTTTGTGTTTCAGACCAAGCCTTTGACCAATTGTTTGATAATTTAGGAGTATATTTAATATATTCTACCATAATCTTTTTATCTCCTCAATTTGTTTCATATGTTCTGCTTTATCTTTCCACACATAACTATTATTAAATAAACATATTTTACAATCAGGTCGCAATATTTTTTCTCCCATATCATCTGGAAATACATTTCCTTTATACCAAGAATATATATCATTTTTAGGAAAAGGTTTAAAAAATCCTTCATCTTCATTATGAATATTATAAAACTTATGATTATAAAAATTATCTATTGTTTTATATGTAAAGAAAACTAAATCTTTATTTTTTTCAACATAATTATAAACAGGTTTTAATTGTCCTCTAGTCCATCTAATAACAGAAGAGTTTAAAGGTGTTGAAATTATCTTACCAAAATTCTTTTTACACATATTAATATCATTCCACCAACCTCTTACAATATAAGGTCTACTCATTTCTAAATCAAAGAAATATTTTAAATCTTGATGTATGAGAACATCTAGGTCTAGGTAAAGAAAATCATCACCCTTTATAGTAGGAAATAAATCTTCATTAAAGATGTAAAGTTTTCTATATGCCCAAAATCTATCTTTTATATAATACGAATCCCAATGAGTTGGTAATTGTATTTCATAATCTTTTTTTGGTTTATCAGTTAAACAATAAAATTTAAAAGGAACTGAACATTTTTTTTCAACTTGTTGTTTTAACTTTTCAGTATATTCAATATACTTATCTCCCCACCTTACACATATTATATTAATCATTTTTAATCTTATTTTTTTTATTAACAATTTTTATAATCTCCAAAGGATTTAAAGAATCTCTAATAAGATTTTTCTTATCTTCGGACATTACTTTCACCTTTTTTTCATCAAACATTTTTAATTTTAATTCAAATAAAAAATTCATATGAGTAGCATTTTTTTCATCAAAATGAAACATAAAGTCATACCAATTAGTAAAGTTATTTGCTTTATATTCTAATTCATCTGTTAATTTTTTCAAATCTATTTTATTAGCTTCTTTAAGATTGTCATTATATATTTTAATTTTATTAGATGTAGTATTTTGTATTTTATCTAAAGAATACTCTTTTATTAAATCTTGAAAATCTGGATGCTGATGATTAACTTCTATATAATATGGAATTATTTTATTCTCTTCTTTATATAAAATTTCAATTGTATCTTTTTTTTCATTTGTATAAGTTGCTTCAGTTATTTTTCCACTAAAAATCGCCATTAATTTGTTATCCTATTTTTTGTAATATATGTTCTTAAATTTACTTCAGGTTTCCAACCTAAAGAATTTAAAAATGATACATCTGCTTTATTCAATATTCTTTCCAATTCATTTGCTAATCTTTCTTCACTATCAATCTTAAAGTATTGTAGTATGTCTGTTAGTTTATGTATTTCTCCAGTACCAATATCTATAACATCTCCAAATGGTATTACAGTTTCAGTTGAAGATATTAAAGTGTTTATTGCTGAAGATATATCATCTACGTGAATAAAATCTCTCCAATGATTTGTATTAACATATGGTACATCATTTCTTAATATTCTAGGTATCAACATACCTTCTCTAGCACCTGGTCCGTAGACTGTAGTAAATCTCATACCAACAGATTTTTTAGGTGCAATTTGTTCCATAGAATACTTACTCATTGCATATGGATTTCTCCAAGGTTCGTATGCAGTACTTGAACTTGCGTATAAAATTTTTGTGTCTTTGAAATGGTCAAATACTCTTTGACTTGCGATAACGTTTTGTGTCCAATACTCGGTAGGATTTTTTAAACTATCTCTAACACCAGATAGTCCTGCTAAATGTATTACCCAATCTACATCATATTTTAAATCACAGGTTAGTAAATCATTACCACTATTACGGTCTATCTCAATAATAGTATGATTTCTTACTTCTAAATATGCCTTTAGATTTTTTCCTATAAATCCATCAGAACCAGTTAATAATATTTTCATAATAAATTCTCATTGTTTAACTCTTACTTATTTTCAAATACCAAGTATTTGATGTTGTCGCTGAACCGTTTGGAAATTCTTGTGCTCTATAGTCATTAGCATTAACAAATCTTGTTTGATAATTTCCAGAACCATTTAATATTGTATCTGCCATACCAGAACCTCTATTTGTTCCTGTAGTATGACTGTAAGTTATTTTAAATCCATCTACTGAAGCAGCTGCTGTATATTTAAGAGCATTACCTATTAAAGTATTCCAATCTGCTGTTACATACTCTCTTAAATCATTTCCAGCGGTAACATAAAGTGGTGCTTTTGTAGATTGATTATTACCATCTATTTTATGTAAATAATAATTTTGAATTGTTGTAGGATTATCTAATGCGTGGTCACCAATTGTTCCTGATGAATAAGCGCCTGTATCTGCTTGAGTATTTACAAAAACTGGTGTTGCGTTAACTAAAGTAGAACCTGCAACACTAGTTGCTGTATTAATATGATATGTTCCACCTTGTTCAGTTGTTAAAGTCGCCGCCACTAATTTATCTATTGCAGGATGAAGAAAAGTATCTTTAACATCTTGTAATGACATTGCTTGAATATTATTAGTTGCTGTTCTATAACAAGGCCAAGTTTTTCCTGAATCAGTTGGTGCTGAACCAGAGGATGCTGTTGATTGTATTTTATCGTAGGTAACAGTTACAGTTGTAGGTTCTGCTGTTGTTGCCTCACTAGGAAAAGATGAAGCGTCTGTTGAATGAGTACCCGCTTGTTGTCTTGTATCTGTTATTGATCCTACATTACCACCAGAACTTATTACTGATAATGCAACTGAAGGCGCTAATGAATATTGATAGATTGTTTGTGAAATTATTTCATCAACTTCCGTAGAAGTCATTTCTTTCAAATTGCCTGCGCTATAATATAAAGGAGCTCGTATAGCCATAATTTAATCTCCTATGTAGCACTACCAACAATCGTCTTTTGCGCTACCCCTGCTGAATTGTATATTACTAAAGATACTGAAGCAGTAAAAATACTTCCAGTTGCAACTCCCGAATCTGTTAATACTACTGTTCCTGTTGCGTCTGGAAAAGTCATTGTTCTATTTGATGTTGGGTCAGTTATTTCAAACGTTGTGTTAATACTATTACCTGTAGTTATTCCAGAAAATAATATTTGATTTGATTTAATATATGGTTTTGATCCGAATACTGTAAATCCTGTTGATGATTCTATGTTGTTAGAACCTGCAGGATTAATTGTAGTTGAACCGGCTTTTAAAGGTCCACTAACTTGTAATCCGTCTGCAATATTAATTTCTGTTGAATCTGTAGATGAAATATTATTACCAGAAATTTGAATTGTTCCTAATGTATGATTTGATCCTGTACCTGCAACTGTTCCAAAAGTACCTGTACCACCAGACACTTCATTATTTGTTGTTATATTTTCGTTATCAAAGCTTATAGTACCACTTGAGTCTGTAATATAACCACTTGATATAGATAATGTACCTGCATTAACAGTTGGAGCTGTTAAAGAAGTTACAAGAGTTACACTATCTGTTAGTGAAAGTGTTAACGTATCTGGAACAGATACAATAGCATTTATTTGATTTGATGAACCGAAAAATCTAGCTGTTTGACCTGCACCAATTTGCTGTATAGTTGAAGAAGAATCTTCCATCTTCCAACCCTCAGCGGCACCTACTTGAGCAGACAATTCATTTACAGCACCTATAACAGTTGTTGCTGATAGTGAAGAGTCTAATGTTCCTATATCTCCAAAATCACTAGACGCTAAAGCATTAAACTGAAGTCTTAAATCTTCTAGCGTTTGATTTGGTAATATTTGTCTTATAGCCATTTTATTTTACAACCTTCTTAATTAAATCTTTTATTTCTCTTAATTCTTTTTTCAAATTATTTATCTCGGAACACACACCTCTCAATTTGTCTGCGTTCTCTTCTCTTTGTTTTGTTCTTCTCATATAGACAGCATATTCATTACTTGTTCTAACTATAGCATTTGTTTCTATATCTCTAACTAAATCTGTATGTCCTTCAACTTTCAATATTCCGTTTGCCATTTTCTTATATTGCCAATGCAATACCTCTCATATCTTTACAGATTGGCGGATAAGATGATATCGTTCCTTTCATTACAATTTTAATTTGAAATGAAGTGAAATCATTTAATCCACTTGCTGAATATTTGTATTCTCTAAATGTTAAATCGTCTTCTGCAGGAGCTATTGTAATATCTTCGCTACCATCTAAATTAAATGGCAACCAATTTATATCTTCAATTTTTCTAGTTTCTGCACCTCCAGATGTTCTATAGAAAAGTCTAATTTGTGAACTTGAACGAACATTTGCTGATAGTCTTATATCAAGAGAAGTAGAATTATTTTCTAAAACTATTGGTCTAGTTAAGTACACAGCTGCTGATGAACTTCCAGTTGGAGCAGTATCAGCAACAAAGTCTGGTGTATTACCAGTTGTTGGACTATTTAATCTGTTTTGTATTGTGTATGCACTACATCTTTGTAAATCTATAAGTGGTGATAGTTTAGTATTTGTAGTTGACATTTCTACATTTACATACAATGATTTTAAACCGTTCATTTCATTTGTTTCATTTATTTGACTTGCAACCATTTTAGGTGAAGTACAATAGATATTATCATTTGCAATTACTGAACCAGAGTTTGCAACTGATACTGTACTAAATTCTGATTCTGAACCGTGTATTGATTGACCAGTAGTAGGTCTTAATTTATAAGATATAGCTGTACCTGGTACACTCATTGTTGATAAATTTAAATTCATAACATCATACAATCTATTTTGTGTTGCATAAACAGCATTACTTCCAATATCTCCTGAAGTATTTGCGTTTGTAGAACCTGGTATTTGTATATCATAACTATCTAAAGTTATGTTTGATATTGTCGTATATGTTCCGTTAATAGAACTATGTGCCAATCCGTTGTATGTTCCTGAAGGAACTCCTGATATAGTTACATTGTTTGATGTACTATGCATTCCGTGATTTGGATGATAAACTCTAACTACATCTGAACCTTGCGTTGTTCTAATAGGATTGTTTTTAAGTTTTCTTGCTGGTAATGATTCATTGCAAAGGGTAACTCTACCAATTGCATTTGAAAATTCTGCTCTATTTAATGTAAATTTAATATCTTCGTTTTGTTCAGCAGTCCAAGTTGAACCGTTTTGAGATTTAAACATAACACCAGCATATGGTTGTTGTGATATTGTTCTATCAGAACCTATTACTGTTTCGCCTAATCTTCCAACATAAGCATTATACTCATTTGAGTTTGCAAGTACAACAAAACAATACTCAACATTTTCTTGTAAGTACACAGGACCTGAAAAATTAAATTTAGTTGATGTTGTTCCATCAGTACTTATATTTACTGAACTTGGATTTAAACTTACTTCACTAAATGGTACAATTACTGATCCTGGATATCCATTTACAACTTCTCTTATTTGAACTGTAATTGGAATATTATTATCTTTAGTACTAAAAAATAAATCAACAGAAGTTAAGAATACACCACCAACATCATCAATCATAAATGTTTGTGCTAATGGGTCAACCCAACCAACCGTTCTTTCACTTCGTCTTGTTGAAGCTCTTGTAATACTTCTGTTTTCAGTTGTAGCTTGTCTAACAAGTCTAGGTTCTCTTGTTGAGAGAACTGTATTCTGTACAGTTTCTAAAATTCCTCTTGCGACATAATCTGCTTCTGCTGAAGTTTCTACATCTGAACTTGTATCATTTGTAGGTGAACTTGTTAATCTGAATACTCTTTGACCTGTACGCCATCTTGGATTTGCATTATTAGTTGGATCAGGAATTGCAAAAGTACCTGAACACGCACCGTTGGCGTCTGTTACAACATTGCCTCCTAATGAACCACCATTTGGTGTACAATAAGTTGCTACTCCAATATTATCAAAGTAAGGATAAACTCTTGTATTTGGTTTCATTCTTGTTCCAACAAAAGATATTGTTCTACTTCTAACAAATGGAACAAAAGCAACATTAACAATTCTGTCACCTATTGAATTTCTTACTACTTGAGGAACTAATCTTTGTCTTAATCCTGTTCTTGTTTGTCTTACTGTTTGAGCAGTTTCTATTTCATCAACAGCAAATACTCTTCTTCCACTTCTTCCACCACCAACTTGTCTACTTGAAACATCTCTAGTTGAACCTGACCAAAAATCTTGCCAATCATTCCATATTGTTCCTATTTCAACACCTTCTAAATCATTATTTGGAATTCCAGAAACTAAAGTATCAAAACCTCCCACGTTATTGATAACTAACTCTGGTCTTCGTTCAGTTTCTTTCCACTCGTCTGAAGGTGGAGTTAATTCTATTGTACCTGCCCAAGTAAATACATCAAATGGATTTACATTGACAGTTTTACTTGCGAAAGGTTGTGTTATTAAAGCAGTTTCAGTATAAGGTAATGTTAAACAATCACCAGTTTTTTGATAACTACCATCTGTTCTATCAGACGCTTGAATAACAGTACCATCATCATCTGACTCTATTAATTTAACTGCGTCCTCATTAAACATAGGTCTTAATTGACCTTGCGCCATATCAATAGATGATTTGTAATCTACATTTCCTACATCACCTATATTATGACCACTAAAGTTGTCTACTATAATTCCGTTTTTAAATCTATCAAAACCATTTGCGTCTTGTATTTGTAAATTTTGTGCTTGTGTTTCTAACAATGATAATTGAGTATAATATTCCATACTCTCAATTCTATTTTCTAAATTACCAATATCTCTCATTGTATATCTTTTGTTATCAGTTTTTGTAATTTTAATATCGTCTAAATCTAAAACATAAGATGGCATTTCTAAAGTATATAATAGCATTGCACCATCTAAAGATTTTGGAACTTGCGGTATTAAAGCACTTGCGCCATTAGCAACTTTAAAATTTCCTTCTTTATCTAAATAAACTTTATCTATTCTTGGTAAGTAGTATTCAAAATCAGAAGTAATATCTGTTCCAAATTTAACTACATCAACTATAGAAGCACCTGTACCACTATAATAACGGTCAGCATTACCACTATCTATTGTTGAAGCGTCATCTACTCTTGGTCTAAAATCTAAACAATCTCTTAATTCAAATTTCTTTCCTGTTGTATCAGAAGAATAACTTGGTATATCTGCGTAATCTACAACACCTGAATAAGAGTCTACATCAAAGTAATCTCCTGAACCGTGTGAGAAATAACTAAATGTAACTAATAATCTTCCTGTAGGTGTTAATGCACCATTTTTTAATTTAATTCTTCCAATATCATAGAAGTTATCTCTTTGTCCTGAATCTACATTAAATCTATTTGTAATATCTGTATCGCCTGCAACTGCATTTGTACTAAAGTCAGCAGCCATTTTAATAGAGTCTACGGTATAAACATCTGCTCTACCTAATCCACATACACCAGATTCAATAGTTGCTTGTGTAGCAATTTGTACTGTTTGCGAAGAATTTAAAGTTTTAGATTTAGAACCTGCAACTGCTCTATTAATTGTTGCTAAAATTTTTACTTTATGTCCTGCATAATCAGTACCAAAATTTAATGTTAAAGTTTTACCAGTTGGAGAACCACCTAATGAAAATATTGTTCCTGCTAAATGGTTAGTACCACTTAAACTTAATACGGCACCAACTTCTCCTCCTACACCTGCGCCCATAGCCATAATAGAAACAGTAAAATCTTTTTCTAGTAATCCACTAATTGTTTCATTTGTTCCTGCTGTAATTGTTATATCACCATTTGATCCTAAAGTTCCTGTAAATCCTCTTCGTATAGAAAAGTTTGTATCTGTAATTCCTGAATTAACTTGCGTTTTTAAAGTCTTAACAGTTTCATTTGGCATTTCAAATATAGAAATATTTTTGTTTGCGTCATTTATTACACCACGTCCTCTAGTAATAGATGATTTAGTTACGTTTGCACCAGAAGCGTCTATTGTATAAAGAAGTGTATCACTAACAATATATTTTACAACTTTTGTTTCTTGTAAATTAGTATCTGTTGTAATTGTAATTTTATCACCAATTTTTAATTCATCTGTAAATCTTGTACCAAATCCTGTAAATGAATATGCACCACTAGTATTAGATACTGTTCCAGTTAATGAAATATCTGTTGTTGATATATCTGAAGTATAGGTTGGAGAACCTGCCATTCCAATTTGTTTAACATCACTTGGACCAAAATTTCTTACTCCTTTTCTTCCTATTGTATCTGCTTGTATAGTTCCTGTATTACTTGATGTTCCACCTGTGATTGTTTCACCTGCAACGAAATCACCTTGTACATTTGAAAGTACTACAACTCCGTGAGTTGCCGTACCACCTGCACCTGGAGTGGTTACATTAGCAGGAGTTGTTCCATCTGCTTGATATAATTTCCAATTTGCACTATCTTTATCTCTAACTGTAAATGTTCCACCAGCAGTTACAACTGAATCAATTGCTAAACCAGTTACACCTGCAATAGTAATTTGTTGTCCATCTTGTAAATTATGTGTACTAGCAATTTGAACTTCACCAGGATTTGCTAGAGTTATATTATTAATAGTAACTGTTTCTGCTGTAGAAATTGCTTGAAGTACACCAGTAGCACCTGAAGTACCACCTGTTATTGTTTCTCCAGTTGTAAATGATGTTGCTTCTAAAATATTTAAATGAGCAAACATTTCTATATCAAATAGATAATGTTTATAAACAGCACTAGTTATAGTATTTCTTGAAAATATATTATTTGTAGCAGTACCAGAAGAATATTCCATCCCTCTTGATTTTGCTCTTCCTATTGAATTAATACTTGATTCAGCACCAACATTAGGAGTACCTCTAACAGCAGTCGCTGTATCATATAAGGTTAAATTTTTAAATGATTCTGAATCACCTGAAACGAAACCAACATCTGGCGAACCATAAACGTTAGTTACATTAAAGTAATTACCTAAATTAAATCTTGTTTTAAAATTATTTTCTGTATCAAATTCTCTTGTCTTTTCAATATCAATAAAAGATGTACCAATAGTTTCTATTTCATAACCTCGTACATATGCTTTACCTGGTCCCATACCAGCGGCAATTTTATTTGCGTCCCCACCATCACCTGAAGAGTAAATACCTCTATTATTTCCTGATAGTAAATGTTCTCTTAAATCTAAATCAAAATCTCTTAATGCATAATCACCAGATTCATCAAACGTTCTACGAGCAAAAGTATCTTCTATTACAGCGTATTCTGTTGTTCTAACTTGATTTTGAATTATACCATTTTTTAATCTCAACAACTCTACAAAGTTTGCGTCTGCTGTTGAAGCTAAAGATAATTTAGTTAATGTTAAAAGAATTTTAAATCTATGAGCACCTGGAGCATTTTGATTTGATGTTCCTTGAGCATTATCATTTAAACTTGCGTCTTCATTTGGTGTTGTAAATGATTCTGTAACTAATAAACCAATTCTATATGAAGGTTTGTTTGTATATTTGTCAAGTATTACTGTTTGTTGTGAAACTTCAACGTGATATCCATTAATGTAATAAACACCTTTTTGAACTTCAGCAGCGCAACCTGTATGAACTGAAGCAACAGTTGCCGTAGCAGCTAATTCATTAATTGTACAATCTAAAGTTTCTGAAACTGCGAATTGTGTAGCAGTATTATCTGTTCCAGTTTTTATATATTTTACAAATAATGTATCTGCGTCTGTACCATCTGCAACAGCTACACCTACAACTTTTGCAATAACGCCTGAAGTTGCACCTGTTAATTCTACTCCATTATAATCTGCTAATGTTGAGTTTGATTTTGCGGAAAGTTTTACTGAATGGTAATTTAAGTCATACCCAATTTCACCAGGTATAACCATAGCACCTTTTTCAAATAGATGGTCTGATACCCTCTCTACTTGATTTTGTATTTGGGTTTGTGATTGTGTTAATTCTCTCGCCTGTACAGCAAATGCTGGTCTAAAAAGAACTCTATGAAACTTTTTACTTTCGTTAAAGTCATCATAATAGGGCGATAAATTAAAATCTGTTGGACTTGGCATTTATCTCTCCTAAAATTCTATAATCAGTTTGATATTCTCGGTTTGGTCAGCAGCTCTAGTGATTGGTGCTCTATTTTCTACATAGACTATTTCACCAGAACCGTGGTCAATTTCTGAACTAGAATATCCACTTACAAATACTTGGTTATTAACTGTACCTGTTGTTGTTGCAGGTGTTAAAGTCGCTGATGTATCTGCACCTGTAATAATATTTGTGCCACTAAACGCTGTTTGATTACCGTTGCTATCTACTCCCTCATCATTGTGTCTTGTTTGAATATAATATAATATTTTATTTGATGGATCCCATTCTACAACTTTACCAATTGCACCTGTACTTGCTTGTGAAATTTTTTCATCTACAGAAAATGTTCCTGTGTTTCCAGAACCAACAACTGCTGAAGTTGCTCGTAGT